CGTTACCACCAACATCAGCTATAGTTAATGCTCTCACTATATCATCTAAATAGCCAATTAAATCAATGGTTTTGCTCTGTTGTCCACAATCATAAACCTCAAACAGAAGTTCTATCGCTTGGTTTTTTTGGTCTTTTGTCATCTTTCTAAATTGTCTTAGTTGTTATATCCGCACTAAACATAGCTGTAACCGTTGTGTGTAATGCTCATTTGGTTATAAGCCCAACAAATCCCATGCAAAGTATTAATTCAAAAATGCTCATATCAGTAATAGGCAACGCAAGCCACTCCTTAAGGGCTGATGTTGTTTCTCCATCACCAGAGCAAGCGGTAGCGAATAGCACTACACACAACAAGGCATATAAAACACCTTTATTTATTTTCTGAAATCGTTTCATTGTATTTGATATTTAGTTAGTATTCAATTCTGTTTTTGATAGGCGTTTCATATCCGAGCCGTTATGCCTTATTTTCTTTCCAACGTTTATACGCTTCTCCATAGCAGTATTCATAGAACTCTTTGCTTTGATTTACAGCCCAAGTTCCATTATCCAGTTTTACCTTCCCAAAATTTTTATTCAGATACCATTTAATATACTTTTCAGGTGATGAAAACAAACGCATAACAATGTGTATAGCAAATGCCTTCATCTTTGTTTTTAATCTATGTATCATAATTTTTACTTTTAGTTTATTAATTAAGTTATGTGTAGGCACTTGCCATACACCCGACCGTTGTAGGCAATTAAAGCCCACATTTTTTGCAATTTTTTTCTCTTGCATGAACCAAATTTCCACACTCACATTCTGTATAATAGCTGCCGTTGGGCTTTAACTGTTCGATTCGCCCTACAACAGCAGATAAACGCAATTGAGCGTAATCCTCCATAAAGCGATATAAATCTTCACATTTGAATGATATTCGGTCTGTGTTACTTACCATGTATGTGTCGTATTTATTACTGTTTATAGCCCAAAATACGTCAGGCTTTAATTTTTTATCCATATTCAACTGCGTTTATCTGCGATACGTTAGGGAAAATTGCCTTCGGACGCATTTCCGTAAAATCAGAAAGGCAGCAACCATACAATTACTCTCATCAGGTCCTCAGTCAACTTTGCCATAACACAACCTAAATGTGATCGGGCACATTCGCTACAATGCTTTACTCGTCCACAAGTTCGTTCCTCACATGTGCCCGACCGCATTTAGCCACGGATCGTTGTGTGCAAACATAATTACTATTTTTGATATGTGAAAATAAATGCACAGAATGAAAATTGATTTTAAAATGATAATGATCATGGCCTTGATTGGTCTCGTGGTCGCGTTGATACTCTCCAGAGGTTGTGGAAACATACGTCCATCCTCTGGAGGTATTGACGTTCATCATATATACGATTCGATTGAAAAGGTCATTGTTTCAGAGTTGCCTCCTACCGATACGGTTTACCAAGTCCAGGAGAAAACAGTCGTTCGTTGGCTATCATCTGCAACGGTTGTTGATACTGTGTATGTGAATGGCTCAACCGTTTACGTTTACAATGACGCTCCAATAGACACATCAGCGATTCTCACGCATTATCTCACGCAAGCAGTAACATATACCGACACAATAAGAGATAGCTCGTTACAGGCCGTTATTTTAGATACTATCTTTAGAAATACCATTGCTTCAAGGTCATTCACTTACAAGATTCTGAGGCCCATCGAAACCAAGTACATTGACAACAGAGACCGATTCCAACTCATCGCGTCATTTCAAGCAGGAGCAGGTATGACCTACGCAAACACTCCTCAAAGCATCTACGCAGGTGTTGACATTGGACTGAAATTCAAATCAGGCACTTACTTCTCAGTTGGTTACATGGCCGGAACAGGTCACTTTGCAACCATCAGAGCAGGTCAAGTTATCCGATTACGGAAACGGTGATCACATGACAAATTTAGGCAGCTCATCAACTTGAGCAGATAGATGTTTCTTGTCCATCTCGAAGGAATCATTTAGAAGGTCTGTCATTGAGCTACCTTCAACTGTTGAAAGTATCTTTAACAGAATCACACGATTTGTCTGATTGACAGCGTGATTGATGAGAGCTTTTTCGAGCAGAGTTCTATCTCTATCAATTCCAAATAACCCAGATTCCAGGACGTTATCCATTCGCTAAAGGTACTCAATCAAAAATAACTGCATAGTATTTGTAATCGTAACGAATTAAACTATATATTTGCCGAAACAAAGTCATTTAAAACCATGCAATACAATCAAGAAACAGTCAAGCGAATACGTGAGTTGATGCCGTTAGCAATGCGGAAAAAGGTACACGCAAACATCAACAAGGGAGTGAGCGAAAAGGCTCAGATACCTTACTCAACGGTTTGTGATGTTCTCCAGACTTACAGAGATGGAGGTCGGCCAAGATACAGGAACAGGCGTTTGAAAGTCTATGACGAATGTGTCAGGCAACTAGCGGAGAAAGGAATCACAGTTTGAAAAAGAAAGGGAGCGCACGAAGCAACTCCCGATCCTAACCATGAAAACCAATAGACATCACAAAACTAAGCAAATGAAAGCACTTAGAAAAAAAGTCAAATCTGTCATTGACAGTTGCACCAATCACGAACAGATGAAAGGTGCTTATAACTACATGGCCCTTGCAGGGTTTGCCAACGACCCGATCATGGAGGCGTGGTTCGAGTTCAAGTTGACATTAATCGGAGAAATTTAATCAGTAATCAATAATCAATAATCAATAGACATGAGTACGCAATTAACAATTAATCAGCATTTCAATTCAGAATCCGTTCAACGTAAGTTTGAAAAACTACTTGGACAGAAGTCGGCCGGATTCATCTCCTCTGTACTTCAGACCGTTAACAACAACAGTCTCCTTGCAAAGGCAGACCCTGCAACTATTCTCAACGCTGCTGCAACTGCTGCGTCTTTAGACCTTCCAATCAATCAAAGTCTCGGACGAGCTTGGATAGTTCCATTCAAAGGACAGGCTCAGTTTCAAATCGGATACAAAGGATTCGTTGAGCTTGCCCAAAGAACGGGTCAATACAGGTCAATCAATGCCATTGAGATCTATGAGAATCAATATCAAGGATTCAACGCACTAACTGAAGAGATAGATGCAGACTTCTCAGTTGAGGGAAAAGGAAATGTTGTCGGCTATGCTGCATACTTCGAGCTACTGAACGGATTCAAAAAGACCGTTTTCTGGAGCAAGGACAAGGTAGAGCAACACGCAAAGAGATTCAGCAAGAGTTTCGGAAATGGGCCGTGGCAAACAGACTTTGACGCAATGGCCAAAAAGACAGTCTTGAAACATACGCTTTCAAATTGGGGAATCCTTTCGATTGAAATGCAGACTGCACAATTGGCTGACCAGGCGGTTATTCCCGAAGATGGAAAATATCAGTATGTAGACAACGTCATTGATATTGATGCGAATAACGCAGAAGAGGAAACTGCAAGAGTTGTTAAATTCCTTGAGAAAGTGAAATCAATTGACGATCTTGATATACTCGAAGATTCGCTCTCTGGAGAGGAAATCACAGAAGACGCGCAAAAAGCGATTGACGCAAAAAGAGAGGCACTAACAGCTAAACCATAAAGACCATGAAATCAAGGACAGACTTCACAGACTACAAATTCAGATGCTCATCAATAGGAAAGTTGATGACAGGAGTTAAACCATCAATAACTGAAAAGCAATCAGAGCTGCTTGAGACTCTTCTTGCAAAGCAGAGAGGCGGAAACATCACAGACAAACAGTTGATCACTTTGGGTCAACTGATTGAGAAGAGAGACCAACGTCCTGAGTTATCTCAAACGACCAAGAACTATTTGGAGCAACTTCACAAAGAGGAGGTTTTCGGAAAACGTGAGGAGCTGCGTTCAAAGTATCTGGACAAAGGAATCCAAGTTGAGGAGCATTCTATATCTCTTTACTCTGACCTAACAGATACGCTATTCATCAAGAACAAGGAGAGAAGGTCAAACGCTTTCATAACGGGAGAGCCTGACAACACTCAAGGTAAGATTCGAGACATCAAAAGCTCCTGGAGTCTGTCAACATTCCCAATGCACGATGACCGATTGACCAATATTGACTATTGGTGGCAGTTGCAAGGCTACATGGAACTGTTTGACCTTGAAGAAAGTGAGCTTATCTATTGTCTTGTTGATACTCCAGAGGAGTTGATCAATGATGAGATGAGGAGAACAGGTTGGAAACTTGGATTCACAGCCGACATTCCTGACGATTTAGAAGCAGAGATCAGACGCAACATGACATTCTCAGACATTCCTGCTCCATTGAGAGTCAAAGTGTTCAAAGTAGAGCGTGACAGACTTGCAATGCGTCAACTTGAGGAACAGGTGATCAGATGCAGAACATACTTGAACAACCTTTCCGTTAAATTAGGCGGATACATCCAAGAGGCTGACTTTGAATGATTAGAGCAGCACGTACAGATGCGAATCAATCAGAAATTGTAGCAGCCTTGCGGAAACGTGGGGCTGTTTGCATTATAACAAGTCAACTAAAGAACGCCTTTGATGTGTTGGTGTGCTTCAATGGTAAGATTCACATCGTGGAAATAAAGGACGGCAATAAGCCTAAGAGCGCACGTAAGCTAACGGAAGGTGAGTTGAGGTGTAAGTCGTTAGTTGAAGGGGTTAGATGCTCTTACAATGTAATTTATTCAGTCGAAGAAGCGTTGGAATTGATTGGTGTTTGAACTTAAAACGAAAAATAATTGCACTTTTTGTGTACGTATTTGTAATTGGTACGAAATTATATATACATTTGTCAAGCAATAAGGCAATAACAACAAAACTTTCAAGCCATGAAATACGATTTCACATCACTTCCAAAGACCAGAGCAGAGGTAACAGATTGGTATAATTACGTTTCTGTTCCTTGCATTACTGAGGGTCATGCCAATTTAAGAATAGTTGACCAAGAGCAAGGAGCGAAATACCTGCAAGACAGATCAGCAAAGTTTCCAACTGAGCAAGACTTCCAAAATTGGAGAGATAAGTACTCGAAAGCAGTAGCATCATTCTGCAACCAATATTCAGCTTAATCAATAACACCAAAAATCAATAGACAAATGAAAACAGTAGCAGTAAAATTCAGAAACACCATCTTTGACATCACTCACGATGATGGTATCATTGACTCAATTGTTTACAACGGCCAAGAGGTTAAAGGATTGATGTTCGACATGGGATTTCTAGGAGACCTGACAACGGCTCTCCTGGAAACAATCGCGTCTGATGAGATGGATGCGGCTCAATATGCAGTTGAATCACAAACAGTTTAATTCTTAGGCCATGAAACAGACAGCGATTTCATTTCACAACACAACGGATCTGCAAGGTTCAGAACTTCAAGAGGCAACGTCTAAGGCATTAACTCAGGACGAGGAGGTACTTCGGTTGTTCAAAGTGTTTGACAAGCTCACACTCACTCCAGAGCGCATTCATAAGCATCTGCAAGACACTCAACCTAAAAAGTATCGTAATGTTCCTCTCACTTCAATCAGAAGAGCGTTCTCAAACCTCAAGAAACGAGGATTGATTGACAAGACTGACGCGATGGTGCGCGGTAATTATGGTATGAAGGTCAACTCTTGGAAACTTGTTGACTGATAGATAACTCGGATTCTAAAGGATAATTCGTATATTGCACCATCGCTGATGACAAGGCGGTGAAGTGAAAAATTAAGGCGATGAAAAACATTCAATCATTCGTAACAGGAAGTAACGGTTTCGGTTTAGCCTTAGACCACCGTTCCACGTTGTCCGCGTGGCCTGTTACGCTATTGATTTGAAATGGCAAGACCACCAAGACATAACGTAGATTACTTTCCTCACTACATCTCTGACGGTAAGAAGATGTTTGTGATAGAAGCAAAGTTCGGAAATGACGGATACGCTGTATGGTTTAAGATACTTGAGACCCTTGCCAAAACAGACAATCACTTTATCAACTGCAATGATGAATCTAACTTGATGTTTCTGGCCGCTAAGTGCAGAATAACGGAAGATAGACTTGTTGAGATCATAAACGCAATTGTAAAATTGGGAGAGCTTGATTCGATACTATGGAATCAGTGCAATATAATCTGGTCGGATAAATTCATTGAAAGTGTGCAGGATGCTTACTCGAAAAGGTCAAACGATTGTATTTCAAAAATGCAGCTTTTAACCATGTTGCGGGGTTTAGGGGTGCAATACCCTGACCTAAACGAAGTAAACTCCCCCGTAAACCCTCAAAACTCCCCCGTAAAACCACAAAGTAAAGTAAAGTATAGTATAGTAGAGGAAAGTAAAGGAGAGGAAAGTAAAACGCCTACACTCGAGGAGGTAAAAGATTGTGTCTCTTCAATCATTTTTGAAAAGGGTATTTCACATGATAAGTTCCCAATTGATGAACTATCAGAAAAATTCTGGAACAACTACGAAACGAAAGGTTGGCAGATCAACGGCCAACAAATGGTAAAGTGGAAACCCAAAGCGGTTGACTGGGTAAACGAACACATCAAAGACCCGACAAGATTACTTGGGAAAAATCACGGAACAGTCTCTGCCCAAGAAGCAGAAGAAATGGATATAGCAATTCTAAAACACATGAGAGATGTACAATCTGAAATCTACAATAATCAGCCTTCCGAAAATAATCGGATGCGAAGAATTTCCTAAATCAGAACACGGCAACCTACTCGTTGAGGACAT